TCCAACCAATCTTAAAAGTATTTCTATTGATTTTCTAGTTCCTTTTGATTTAAAAAGAAATGCCGAATTTAAAATTAAATTTCTAAAATACTGGTAGTTTATTTCATCTGGTGTCTTACCTACTGGTACACCACTAAAACCACTTTCACCTGTGCTAAAAACAGAGTTTAAGAAATTTTCTTCAGTGATTGGTGACATATTCATTTTCCAACCCAATGTTTCTGCTAGATTCTTAAGTAATTGTGACGGTATATCATTTTTAACATTATACCTAACGGAATTCATTGTTGATAGAGCATCAATAAATGTTTTAGTTTCATCAAAACTTCTTCCGTAAATTTGTAGTACTTTTTCAACTTTTTTATCAACAGTATCAAATTCTTTTATGGATGCTGTTGTTAAAAACCTAGAAATTAAATTTGTTTTATACAAATCAAGACTTGTTGCAAAACTGTTAAGTTCGGACAAATAATTATCAAATGACCTAGTTTGTAAATCTAAATTCCAAGGACCATTTTTTGGAAATCTTAACGCTTTATAACTAAACGTAAAAGTACCATCATCATTTTCAATTGGTACTGAAAAATAAGATGTATAGATTGGTGTGTTATTTCTATTTAATAAGAAGTTTTCTACTTCATCAAAATCTTCGTTAAAAACTTTATTAACATAAAAATCACTAGGTCTAACTATTATATTGTCGTAACTAACCGAATTACCAGAAAATGCGTTCCCTTCAACGTAAATTGTTAAAACTTGATCTCCATTTGTTACTGGTACAATTTCATTTATTGGGTAATGTTTATCATCAACAATAACAACATATTTTGAATAGTTAGTTTTTAAATTTCTTAAACTTGAAATCGATAATTCAGTTGCTTGAAAGTTTTTTTCAGCATTAACTGTAAAATCAATTCCAAATGGATTATTAATATTTTCTAATTCTAATTCAAGTTTCGTTTCGTTTTCAACAGAATTGTAAACAATATTTATTGCTGTTGTTCCAGTTAAGTAATTTATTCTTGGGTTTGTAACTTCAAGAGCTGCCGGAAAAAAATTAATTATCTTTTTAATCGAAGCCGAAAATCTTAGTACCAAAGAACCATATAGTGTAAAGTTTGTAACTTGAGATAAATCGTAATTTGGATATACCTGGAAATTATTTGCAATAATCATTTTTGATTCTTCGACATTAGATATGTTCATAGTGTCGAGTGAAATTGGGTCTGAAAACGAACCAATCTCAAAATTCCTATCTTGTTTTTCTGTAATATTAGTTGTAAAGGCAAAATTTGCTTGGGTAAGTCCACCACCATCAACTAATTGTAAACCAACTAGATTGTCAGAAAAGGATCCTTGACCGGATGCTTGTGGTGGGCATGTAAACTTATTTATTGCCATTATCCTGTTATGTTATTGAATGCTTTACTAAAGTCTATATTTGTTCCTCTATCTTGTCTAACTTCAAATAATAATTCATTAAATTGGTCACGAATTTCATATAGATTGTATTGTTTATAAATGTTATTTTGACTATCGTAAATTGTATAAACACCATCATCAATAGATTTGGTTTGATTACCATAAAGAGCAATTGCAAGTGTTGAGACATCGTGTTCAACAATTTCAATTTCAGTTGTTATTGGATTAAAAAATGTATTTGTTATTAGTATATTTTGATTTGGTTGACCAATAAACGGAATAGCGTTTGGTTTGTTTGTTGGTGATGATGATGGTGAAAGAGTACAAAAAAGTAAATTTGTAACACCCTCAACGTATCTATATCTTACTGCTTTTTGTGATGTATTTGTTAAGTTAACATAAACAGGTTCACAATAAAACGAAGATGTTATAAGTCTAAAAAAGTTAGGAATTTTTGTTCCGTTATCATTCAAATATTCAACTCTAAAACCAATTAAACCTTGATTAACAAATTTATTTCTAAATGTACTTGGTACGTTATTAATATCAATAACAATTCCTTGAACGTTTGGTAATGATGATAGTACACCACAATCTGTTATTTTTGTTCTGATTTCCGCTGGTCTTATATAGAGTGTATATATACCTAATTTATTAAATTGGTCAGCAGGTAATTTAAGATTGTAAAGTCCACCTAAAATCTCTACATTAGCGTTTCCACCAGTATTAATATTATGAAAATATGGTTTTAGAACAGCCCTAGCATCTAATTTTGTAAGTAAAAAATTATCCGTGTCGTCTCTTGAAGGTGTGTAATTTAATATAATTTCAACATCTTCTGGACTAACATCTGCTGGTCTTATGGTTCCGTAATTTCCTGTTGCCACTTTTAATTATTTATAATGTTTATCTTTTAATAAATACGACCTTTTAGAATTTTTTGACTCTAAAAAATCCATAACCATACTTGGTTATATCTCCCAAGTTATCTATTTCACCAAGTCTCTGCATTGTTTCTAGTCCCGAAACCTTACCACGTTCTATAAATAACTCCGATTCAATCGCTGGTTCATCAATAACATTGAGTAATGCCTCGTTTTTTGTTATTGCCGATAATGTGAACAAATCTACATCTATACCATAAGAAGAAATAAAATAAATTGTAGTACCATCTGACAAATCCCAATATAAAATATCGTCTATTGTATATGCCGTATAACTATTTGTTGGGTCTGGACCTAAATAAACACCCTGTGTTCCAGAGTTCCCAGTTATTGGTATATTAAGTTTAAACTTTCCACCAAATAAATTAAATTTTGGTCCATAAACCGCAAGATCGTTTACACTACTTTGTGTAAAACCAGTAATTAAAAAAGGAACTGTTGTATAATTACTACTATCATAATCAAGAATGTTTGTATTTGAGTCACCAGTAAATATGTAGTCATAACTAACTGGTGTTCCAGTCCAGGTACAACCTGCTGGTGTAAAATATGCTGTGCCTTGTGGATTATCGATTGTTAAACCGGTATATGGTAATTTAATTGGTTTTTCTACGTTAGATATACCCCAAGGTGATTCAGACTTCAATTTAATAACATAATCTTGTGGTGAATTAACATAAGTATGTGTTATTGGTAAACTACTTGTTAATGGTATTAAAGGTGAATTATCACCCCAATCTAATGTGTACTTACTTAGTGTTAAGAATTTTTTAAGTTCTTTTTCTGAAGTATTAAAAAAAGTTACAGTATAAGGTGAGCTTGTATCTGCCGACCATAAAAAATTAATAATAACATCTTTTTGTAATACTGCACCATCAAAAGGTGTGTAATATCCAATATCTATTGCTGTTTGCGTGAAAAGAAGTGGTACTGTTAAACAAGTAAGTAATGACTGATTATTTGGTCCGGCAGACAATAAGTAGTCCATTGGTAAATAATAACCAGTTGTTCCAGTTAAGGTATTTACTGTTGTTGATGTTATAGGACAACAAGGATCTATTGAAACCGTGATATCGGTTTCACCAGTGTAAGGTACTTGTACAATATCACCTAATATGTTTTCTCTAGAAATTTTAAAATAATACTTTTGCTCTTCCATATTATGGGTTTAAATATTCATACCAATTTATCGATGAAACATCTGTTCCAACTCTAAGTCCAGTTATTGTATCATAAACCTCATATGTTTTTGACGGGTAATTTAAACTAACTTTATAGTAAAAATAATTTGATTTATTAAATGTGTAATAATTACCTGATGCCGAAAATATTGATTGGGGTCGATTCATCATATTAACAAAAATCCCTCGTCTTGCATTAAAAAATTTAGCAGACATATAAAATTCATTTATGTTTATATAAAAATTCTCACGTAACCAATAAATGAAAAATCCTTCTTTATCTCCAACAAAATCTAATCCCATTTTTGGTTTTCTAATTTGTACGTTCTGTAAAAAAGTTGAGATTGTTACTGTTTCAAAATCTCCTTGTTGTACCGGTAGTATTATAGAAAAATAATTTTTTTGGTTAGCTTCATTTGGTGTATCGTAAAAATCTAATTTAAAAAATGACTTCGTAAAAGGTTTTGAAAAGTAATAAACATCTTGTTTTGTAAAATCTTCATACAGATAACTGTTATACCAAGATGTTGAATTACTTATTGTGTCCCCAGTATCAAAAAAATAAAATTCATAGTTTATTTTAGTTAGTATGTCTACATTATTTGTTGCAACATACTGGGTATGTGAAAACCTTGAAAGTTCAAAGTCATTTGGAAGTCCAATAAGTTCATCAAGTACCTCACCTTGGTAGGTATCAATAGCTTGGTCTCTTTCTGAAAAATCCCATTTCATTTCTATTGGTAAATCTATTTGTTTACCAATTGCTGATTTCACTATTTTATATTTATTCACACTCATCTTCGGTTGGTTCTTGTATTTGTGTTATATCTGGTTGACCTATACCTTCATAGAATAATCTAAAAATTGTTGTATTAAAAGGATAGTGTTTTCCATTTGTGAATGGATAGTCAACTCCTAATCCAGAAGAATCTACATAACCATAAGGATATATATCTCTCCATCTAAAACCATTTGAGCTATTTGAATAAAATGCCCAATCTGGTATTCCGGTCACAACATTTGCATCACCTTCTTCAACGTATTCAGAAAAAACTCTAATTGTTACTGGATTGTGTGGGTAATAGTAATATCCAAGTTGGTTAGTTAATGAAAATAAATCATATTGTGTAAACCAATTTTGATTAAATGTAAATTTATGAACTTTACGTGAAACAATCCTTTCTTCTTGTGTAAAGTCATTCCACTCACAAAAATCACCATATAATAAATCATCTTTTTTTAAATCACTATTATAGTAAAAAGGTCCAGAACCTAAATTTGAAGTGTAGGAAATATTTACTATGTTAGTATTTGAAAGGCCATTATTTAAATCCCAATAAATGGACGGTGCATTATTCTGTAAAGGCATATTAAATTCATATCCTTCTCTTAATTTATTTGTCCAACCCCAATATCCTTTCCAAACACTTGTAAAGTATAGTTCGTTTATTGGTCTATTTTGATTATCTCGTATTTTACTAATATCAATGTCTCGATTAAATGATAGTGTATAACATTGTGAACCTTCAACTATTGATGTTCTTGGACAAGTTGGTGGCGTTAGAATTTGAAGTGGTGTTCCACCAGATAAAACTTTTTCAAATTGTGTTTTTAAATTAAAAATGTTTTCTTCAAATCCAGATTTTGTTAAAATTGCATCACCAACTTCAGTCAAAATCTTATTAACCTTAACATAATATTTCGACATTGTTTCGGCAGAATTTACTGGATCCAAAACTTTCTTTAAATTACCAGTGTTTCCTGGATTAAAATTTGTTGTTAAATAACCAATATCAAATATGTTAAAAATATATTCTTCACTACCAGAACCACCATCACCAACGGAATCAACTTCAAATAAGTCTGTTCCATTATAACTGAATGGTAGTTGGACATATTGTCTTGTACTTAATCCGTGTTTCATTGGACATCTAAACGTAATTAAATTATTAATTCTTGATGTGATTAAGTACGGTATACCGTCTTGAGCTTGAAAAGTCCAAGTTGCAATTGTTTGTGGGTCGTGAACATATAATGTTTTTGTATAGTCGTTTGAATATGGGTAAGTCATATAGTGTGTCCAATTATAGGTTGACGCACTTTTGTTTATAAAAATTTGATGGTTATTAACACCAGAAGTGTAACCAACTTGGTTATTATCGGTTCTTATAAAATCAAATTCAGAATATTGTGGAAAACCGTACCACTCGATTGGTGTAAAACCACAAGCAATTTTTTCAGTTGTTTGAGTAACATTTGTATATACTAGGTAATCAACATATGGTTGGTAAATAGTACTTCCAGAATATTTGTTTTTTATTATTAGATTATATTTTGTACTTGGTCTAAAAACATTAGACGCTTCTCTTTCATTAACAAAAGTTTCTTCAAGGTTAACGTCTATATATCTTTCATATTCAACTTGTTCGTGTGATGTTTGCTCAAGAACAATTTTTTGTTGACCATCAAGTACTGGTGCACCCTGATATCTTTTGTTACTTTGTACTATTACAGTTGGGTTATCTATTGGCATTATCCTTCGGTGTTGATGTAAACTTTTATGAATTTATCAATTGCTGTATTTCCATTTGAAAGTCCGAAATAAAAATGGTATGGTGCTCCAACAATAACACTTTGGTTTGGTAACCCGTTTACAACACCGTTTGGTAAAATTTCTGGATTATCATTAGAATCAAAATTTGTTATAAATCCAAAATTTTCAAGGTTATTTGATTTTCTAAAATATGGGTCTGTATTAAAATCTAAATCTTGATAA